TATATTACCCCAATCGGATAATGTCTGAGGTATAGTAGGAGGAGCCACAGTTAATGTTGGCACTGCATTTGTAGCCGTAGCCACGGGCCTTGTGGCAATGTTAATTTGCTCTATTACAAAAGGAGTAGCGCGTAACCAATCTGAAACATGTAGTGTTTCCCCCGCAACAGCTTTTACCCCCGTGTATGCTGCCCCCACAGCGGCGCTTGCGCTCATTATTTGTACCGCTAGAGCGGAGTTACCAGTCATTGCAGCGGCTATAGCCAAACCTGTCTGTAATACTGTAATTACAGGATCAAAGAAATCATAAGCAGTATCGTCGAAATCGCGAGTTCTATCTCTTGAAGGTGATCCTACATTATTTAGAAACCCGCTTAATTGGTCGTTGTTACCAGCTTCCATCTTAGGGTAGAAACTAGGGGTGTATAAGTCGCGCTGAACGTCTATAGGTGCGGGGTCTTCTCCACTGTTGGGGTCACCAGAAGGCTTGTATAAGTATGTTTTACCCTCAACACTTACATATCTAGGGGCGTAGGGGTCTTGAGTTTCTTTTGCATAGGAATTAACCTCCGACATGTACAAACCTTCGTACTGCCCATCGGATATGCCTCCTTTCGTCTTTATACCATAAAGGTAACCTAGTCTTCCTGATACAGGTAAGAACTCGTAAGCTGCTTGAAACGCATCGGGGTCTTCTCTTCGTAGGGTGTTTAGGTCAGTATTAAACTCGTTGTAAGTCTGAATGTAGTGGTCATCAGCAAACTCTCTAAATGCTGCTTGTGGCCCTACTCCACCATTGGCACCGCTAGTGTTAAAGTCCATCGCAGCGAAGTCATCGTGAGACTTGTTTGACAGAGTTTTTAGTTCTGAGAATACGTTATCTGGGTCTACGCCACTAGCTAAAGCGTTCTTAGCTTCTTGCCAAGTCTGAGACTTTACTAGCGAACCTCTATCTGTAAAGTCGTTAACCTGCCCTTCAAAGAACTTACGGACTAACGCTTCTCTTTCGGGGGTAAACCACTCTTGATCTTTTATGGTCTGCCCTTCAAAGGCTCTAGTATCTGCAAACAACGCATCTACATCAAAAGGAGTACCTGAAAGTTCTTCCAGCATACTGTCGATATTATCGAAGTCTATGTTTTCTATGCCACCTGCACCACCGTTCTCTATTAGGGTCTGGGTAAAAGCGGCTAGATTTTGCTCTGCGTTATTACGCGATTCTTCTATTAGACGAGTGCCAGAACGAGCACCCCCAGCTTTTTTATAGGCTGCATAAGACTCAGGATACCACGAGGGTATATCCATTTTACCTAGGGAAAATTCGTCTTGGTCAGGATAACGCTGGAGGCTGTACTCGTCTGACCCACGGTCTGTGTTTACCGCATCTTTCCATGCTAAGAACGCATCAGTCTGAGATAGAGGCGGCGCTACGTAGTCAAACCCTGTGTATTCGTCACCAAGGAAATCAAAGTAATTATCGGCATCTTTATCTCTAGCAGGAATCTTTACAGTCATTACGTAATCTCTAGTATGCTTGCTACCACATGTAGTCTATTTGCAGTAGCTGCGGTTACTTTTAATATCTCTCCCGTCTGCACTACCAACGGAGCGGTCAATAACTCTACTGTAGCGTTAGCGCCAACGGGTTTAACATTAAATAGGCTGTGTACAGTAGAACCGTTAGTTATGGTTACCGTTATAGTGTCGGCGTTGCCAGAGTCTTCTGATACTAATATGGATTTAACTATGCCCGTAGTCAAAATTGCACAGGTATATAACGTAGTTACACTAGTTCCAGTTAGATCGACCTTCGCGTTTATATATGTATTTGCCATTAGCTTATAAACCAACTCGTAGCTTCAGATTGGAGCACCAGTGTATCATTTCTTAGTGCTTGGTCTAACTGATTAAAGTACAAACGTAGAGAGTTATTAAACTTCTCAAACGCTAGTTTACTATACTCATCAGGGGGGCTAGGCAATAAGGGAGCAACAAACTCTACTCCGTAGTCTGTAAAATCTACCGACATTACCTTCTCCCGTCTGGACGCATATCAATACGAGGTGAGCCTAACTGCCATGTTACTCCTACAGCGGTAGATTCTACCTTAAAGCTAACCTGTCTACCTCTCACACGCAGGTATATCTGCTCAGTAAACTTCTCTACGGGTGAGGCGGCTGTCCTAATTACTGAACCACCACTGTTACCACTTTCAGATAGGGGATCGTTAAACCCAGAACCAGAGTTTTGTAGTGCGGATAGAGACATGTTTACCACAGGAGAGTCTGCCGTAGACCCCTCAAAGGTTATGTCCGGTACCATCCGAGACACTAGCATGAATTTGTCTCCCTCATCCAGATCAAACTGTGCAGAGGTTATAGAGGCTACTATTGGCACTGTGGTGCCTGTTTCGGCGTCGTCTAGCCCTACCTCATGTTGTACTAAGTTATGACTGTTAGTAGCGGCTACAGGAAAGGCTCCTATGCCAGAGTCTAACCAAGCTGTACGCGCTAAGTTACCGTAGTACCATATTTTCTGTACGTAGTTGTACACAACGTACCTGTCATTTTCGTTGCTGCCAGAGGAGGGGTAGAACCACCATATCTCATCAAACCCTTCGTTGGTGCTACCAAATACCTGTTCTATATTGGCTCTGTTTATATTGCTAAATACGTACCGTTTTACATCGCAAGGGAGTACTTTTACTCCTCCGTCATACATGTAGAACTTGTCTTTACCAAACCAGTAGGCCACGTTATCTGCTACAGCTACACTGTTCTGAGACATTATAGAAGAGTTCTCGCCCACAAGCTGCGCTGCCCATACCACAGGTGCGCCTACGTACTGTAACGAGTACACAGAGAAATCAGTCCACACTAGCAGTTCTTGCCTAGTCTGCTCTGCGGCTACTATTTCGGAGCCTCTAGATAGTCTTAGATCACCCGCTTGAGTAGTTGCGGTAGGCGTCCAGTTAGTAGCGTCTTCTTGGTCAGACCATCTAATTAACATAGGGTCTTGTACGTTAGTACCTAACGGGTTTGCACCAAAACAAAACACAAACCTATTAATGTCTGATACAAGTATTATGTTCTGTGCTGTAGGCACATTAGATGCCCCCGACTCTGCGCTAAGTAACGTAGCAGGATTATCTAAAGGAGTGTTAGCAGAAGCATCCCAGAAAAACACAGGGCTACCCCTGTGTCCAAGTATTAAATCTTCTCCAAAGTTACCTTGGCTCCATATACGAAGGCTTTCTGTACTAGCTCCGCCGTTACCCCATGTACTTTCGCCCCATGCACCTGCACTCCAGCCCCGTAATGGGATTTCTAATTCTGACCCAGAATTTATTTGGTAGACAGCAGTAACCGTGCCTCCACCTGTAGCTGCGGAGCTTGCGGATGAAGGTGATACAATAGTATATGTGTTACCTGTAGTGTACGTTATTTGGAACTCACCATTTAAAGTAAGTCCTCCTACCGCAGAAGCGTTAGAGAAAGTAACAAAGTCTCCATTTTTGTATTCCCCATTAGCGTCGGTAACAGTTACTATTGTTGGGCTACCCGAAGATGTGGCAAACGGGTTAGTAAGCGTGACAGTGGCGCGTATAGGAGTAATATCGTAGTACGCTCCTCCGTTTTCAAGGTAGTATTTAAGGTTTGTACCTACACTTGTCAGAGTAAAGTCAGTAAGAGTCACCCACGAGTGTAGAGAACGACACGCTCCTAGAAAAGTAGACGTAGATATACGCTGCCACCCACCTATTTTCTCAGGCATACCTTGCCTGAACCTTACCTTATCGCTTTCATACCAACCGCCTTCACTAGTATATCTAGTGTTTTCGCGGTTAACTCCTGCTTTTAACTGTAATTTCTTTAGTGGCATATCACACCTGTAAGTGTTTTAGTAGCACCATACCACTGGAGTAGTCTCTCTAGTGTCTACATGAATAAAGGTTTTAGCTACGCCTATACCATTAAAGCCCATTGATTGCGCGTACTTAATGATAGCATATGCTTGGTTTCCATTGGAGATTTTGATGTCACAGGCAATCCCCCGTGCATGAGTGCCCGGATTTTTTTTGGCTGCCTCTATGCTATGGGTCTTGTCCCTGTAACCACTAGTAATGTGAAACGGGAAGCCGCAGACATGCCGTAGTTCATCTAGCTTTTCTAGGAAGTCGTTGCACATCTCATTGTTGCCCGTCTCTTGGCAATCAAAGTCTGCTCGGCTGAAGTACCTCATTTTTCTCTCTGAACGCCTTTGGTCTTCTCCACAGTACGCATAGCGCCTAGACCTAGCATACCCATCAGCACAGTAGTAAGCAGGGAGCTATCGACAGGTGGAACTGTGTACCAGATGCCAAGAATAGGAGATAGGATAGTAGAGTACATTAGAGCAAATCCGCAAATCCAGCCAATAGCAGGTCGCCAGCCAGCAACAAACATGTTCTTGTGTGCAGCCTCAACCTTGTTAACTTCTAACTGGCCCTTGGCTAACTCTTGAGCATGGCGCTCTGCCATTGTGCTAATTTCGTGAGACAACTTAGCCTTAACATCTTTGTCTAGAATGAATTTATCTAGTAAGTTAGAAACTGGGCCGATCAATTGAGCTAACATATTATTGTATCCATTTTGTAAGGGCAAATAGGCCGATAAGCATGGGGTATATTCCCCACAACATGTTCTCTAAGCGGTCAAACCTTTTACTACCATCGGTTAGCCTACGTTCTATATTCTCATAACGAACCAAACATTCTTTCTCGTGAGCTACTTGTTTGGCGCTAAGTTCTTTCATGGTAGTCATTTACTTTCCTACATATGTTATAAAAAATAAAAGGCCAATTAGTAGTACAACGCCTAACCCTTTCCAGTCATCAGGATTTTTAGGGTCAAAGTTACTCATATCACCCCAAAGTAGTATAAAGCTCCAAAGGCTATTGACGCTAGTAAAGACCAGAAAAACACACCCTCAACAATAGAAGACAGGGCTTGTTTTTTCTTGGCTATAGCCTTTTTTTCTTTGGCGATCTTAGTCTTATACTCCATTAACGACTTATGCTGTATAGACAACATATCGCGCCACACTTCTCGTGGAGTAATTTTCTTTAATTCTTTTTCGCGTTCGCGGATTTCGTTCTTGGCCCATGCAAGTTCTAGGGCTTCTTGTTGTGAAAGAACATGCGTACCTTCCTTGGCTTCATGTTCAATCTTCTCTACTGCCTGTTTACTTTCGGTCAGTGTAGAAAAAATACCAGCTATGTCGGACAAGTGATTACCGGACTCTTTAACAGTTTTAATTCCTGCATTAAGAGTCTTTAAAGCACCCACCACCATAGTGATTTCAGCAATCATTTTTAGCTACCTAGTTCGGGCCGCGTTGCGGGAAAGTCAGAGGTAGACGGCCAGTTACGCAATGCAGTCCTATACGTCAGGATATTGTCGCGGTTAGGCCAGTCTGGGGTTTGTGCTGCTGTGTCTGTTGACGTTAGTTCTTCATCCCGCCATTGCCTTTCAGTTTCTTCTGCCGGAATAGCGGGGCTTTCTTGCACAGCATAAGTGCAATTAGGGTACTCTTCTTGTGCAAACTCAAGTGTCGAAACAATGGTGTTTACCCAGACACCGTCTGCGTCTGTAATTGAATAAATATTCATTTTAAGCTCCCATGCTTATTGGACATACTATTATCAACCCAGCGCCACCGCCACCAGATAAACCCCCAGCAGGGCTGGAATCACAGTTCACACCACCACCGCCAGCGCCAGCAATTCCTGCTGCTGCTCTGAAGTATGCGCCCCCCGTTCCACCGGACACACCTGCCCCTCCTGTAAAGGGTGAGTTACCTAAAGCGTTATAGTTAGTACCTTCATCTGACATAAACCCTGTATGTCCAGAACTGTTAAAAGAGTTACTACCCCATGCAAGGCGAGAAGAGTGCTGATAAAACTTAATTGTTGGAAAAGGAGTAACCTCAACAGGCTGATTAGGGTAGAAGTTATACGACGAGTCACTACGGTACTCTGGATTACTTGCGTATATACCAGACTTACCTATGGGGGAGCCTCCCACACCAACCTGTGATTGTGTTGAAGCAGTGTTCCACGTGCCATCAGCATTACCACCCCAAAGACTTACACCACCGCCACCTGATGTCGTGTACTGTCCGGCAGCTTGTGCCGCAATAGCACCGCCTACATTGTTCATAACCGTACCGCCAGATGCAGAGCCACCTGCGGTTGCTGTACTACGAGAATCCATCTTACCGCCTGCTCCACCGCCTGCTGTCATGGTTGTCATGCCAGAGCCAGACATTGCAGAATTTCCACCAGCGTTGCCATTAGCTCCACTAGCAGTACTTACATACTGAGCGCCAGCACCAATCGTAAGAGTGTAGTTTTGTGCAGCAAGGGTTAGTTTTGAAACTACACAACCACCACCACCGCCACCTGAGCATGAGCGACTGCTAGTGTTGTTACTTCTATTGAACGCTCCTGACCCGCCAGCACCTATAACGAAAACAAGGGCCTCCATTGCTGTAGGACACGCCCACGTTTGTGATTGCTGAAAAACCATTAATGGGAAAGGTGAGCCACCGCCCCCGCCTGCTGAAATTAAATCTGTTAAATTACTCATTAGATAAACACCCACGCCGAAGTTGAAGTACCAATAAGTCCTATTGACATATTAGCTACGTTTATTGTTAAGTCTGAAGATTGTCCTACAATGGTGCTGCTATTGCGACCAACCACGGTGTTTACAAAGTTTCCAACAGTTATAAAAACTCGCATACCTACTGTAGGCGTTGGAAGCGTTAGCGTTACACCAGCCGAAGATACAAAGTGATGCGTGTTAGCCGTAGCGTTGCCGTTGCTGCTTACAGCGGCTGTGGGAATACCAGCAGCTATAGTAGCTGTTAAAGCAGCCGTACCAACTGCGCTAGCTGCAATGTGAATAGCGTCGATAGAGCCGTTAACATACTGATCGCTATCTACGCTGTTAGCAGCCATTTTACCAACAGTAATTTGACCGTTAGCGATGTGATCAGTGTCAATAGAACCGTCAACATACTGTGCGCTATCTACGCTGTTCGCCGCCATTTTACCAACAGTAATTTGACCGTTAGCGATGTGCTCAGTGTCAATAGAACCATCAACATACTGTGCGCTATCTACGCTGTTCGCTGCCATCTTAGCTGCGGTTACTGATGCGTCTTTTATAAGACTGCTTGATACCTGTGTAGTCGCCATTTCTTAGCTCCCTAAAGT